CACTATTAGTTGCTGCGACATAACTATAGATGACCTCTAAAATATCTGTAGGCGATATAGGATTACCATCGAGATTAAACTGATTGAGATAACCAGCGGCCGTAATTGTTGAAAGGTTATCGCTTGATACCATTTTCTTAGTTGCTGGAACAATGCCAACTTGCGCAGGCAAAGTTGTGGGGAATTGAATAATACCCATTTAATTAGTCCTTTAATAAGTAGATTACGCTCCGCGGGGTGTCGTAGCAGCATTTGGTCTTTTCCAGTTGGCTTTATCACCTCTGGATACCATTTTACCAGGTTGGCCAATTCGACCTGACTCACCAGGTCTTTGTTTAACTCTTTCAATACCTTGCTGATGATCTTCATTAACCATTCGATTATCGATCATTCCATCTTTGTGTTTCATTGTATATCCTCCTTGAAGTATCTTTATAATACGCTAGCTTTTAAACTCATACAATTCCTTTGCTACGACCTTTACTTTTCTAATTTGTAATTCCAATTCTCCAATGATTTCTGTAAAATTTTCTAATAAATAATAACAATTATCATTAGTTATTTGTTGAAAATTTGTTCTGTATTTACATAACAAATAGGTTATATTATTCATCGATTGATGACAAATGCACTCGCATTTTGGTGTAGGCATTGGAACGTGACAACCCGTACTCATATTATTTTCTCAATTTACCTAATGTTTTAGATAATCTTGCACGTCGACCTAATTTACCACCGGCTTTAGCAGCTTTCGCAAGTTTTTTTGCAGGTATTTTTTTACCAGCAGGCACACCAAGTTCTCTATGAAGTGCGCCTTTCTTCATATGCATTCCTTGAATCCACTTCTTGGGTTTATTATCCATCGATATTTCCTCTTGTTGGTTTGATCCGTTTGCGACGAGTTTTATTCGTATCACGGGCAACAGGCTTTACAGATTTACGAGTATTTGCAACTGCTTTCTTATCATTCTTTGATTCACGCATCTTAAACGGATTTGCCTTTTTGCCTTTCATGCTATTCCTCCCTGAATATAATTCAGACATTATTTTTTACCTCTTACTACACGATGATTCAATTTACCAATATGCTTCTCCATTGGCTCATGACGTTTTTCATTTTCTGCTTTTTTCATATGATGCATTGCTTTTTCATGATGATGTTCCATTTTTTCATGCATCTTTTCCATTTTTTCACGATGTTTTTCAGCTTCTTTCATATGATGATGGGCTTTGTTGTGATGATTTGATTTATGTTTCATTTCTTTCTCCTTTTCACTTTGTTGGGTAATTTCTTAATATTCTTCGTTTCATGTGCCCATTTTTCTGCTTCACCTTTTGGTAATTCTCCACGCTTTTCCATGGCAAAGAATTTTCGCAATTGTGATTTAGATTTAAATGGCATTACACATCTCTCCTGTTTTTCTTCCAAAGCTGGTCGTACTCGTCACGTCGTTGCTGTTGGTTCGCACCGTCTAGATGTCTTCGATGTGCCATCTCGAGTTGTGCTTGAGAGATTTTGTATGTTTTCATCAGCTCCGTTGGTGAGGCTTCGTGAAGGTTGTTCCACGTAATCTTTCCCATAAATCTTTCTCCATAGATTCTTATTAACAATCCATCGCCTTACACGTAAAAAGTCATCGACAGTACAATTCAAGTATAACCAAGTTGTTACATCATTGTAGTTATAATCGAATAACCTATTATTCCTTACAGGCATCGTCTCATCAAGATAATTTTTTAAATTCGTATAATCTTTATGCTTTTGAGTTTTTATCCACTCATTAGCTAATATCATATAATGGTCATAATCAAACGTTCGCATGATTTTCCTTTGAGGAATTAGTTATCTTGTGATGGACTTCTACAGCATCTTTCATATGACGATGATTTAAGTCTTTATCCTTTATCTGCAGATCAACTGATTTTGCAAATCGCTCTGTCATTGCTTTAACAAGTTGAACATTCTGAGCGTCATTTGCAGTCTGTAAATCAGCTAAAATCTTCTTTTCATCCTTCTGCATCTTTGCCATATCAAGTTGGAACTGTCTTTCAGATTTGATAGAGTCTTGCTGCAACTTCTGTTGTTCTATCTGATTTTTTATCGCTATAGGATTATTTTGCATCTGCTGTTGTTGTTGCTGCATCATCATTTGCTTTTGTTGCTCCATCTCTTTTATCCATCCATCAACCATACTCTTTAGCTGTTCAACGCCCTTACCTTCCATATTATCTAATACAAATGGAAGACCTTTTTCTGCTATGAACTGAGCAAAGAGTGGTGACATACCCATCATTTCCTTGATCATCATAATCGTACGAGATTTCTGCACAGTAAATGAAGCGCCAGCCTTAACAATGACATTTAGGGCATTCGCATCGTAATCAAGAGCTACACCCTGTTCTTGGTTAATCTTGATATAAGCCTTTTGACCTTCCGAGTCCATAATCGGCAAAGTACGCGGAGTCGTATAGTATTTCGGCATGAGATCAACGTATATCTGTGCCGCTCTCTGATAGCCTTGCAAGTATCCCACAATGTACGGCATAGCTGCAGCATTCGATTGTGTCGCTGCCTCCACCAAAGCGACTCCAGATAATTGATTATTATTGATACCCAACGCAGCATCGTAGCTCCCTAATATATTCTGAATTAATGCATCTGAACCAGTGAATGCCTGAAGCATCTCAGGTGGTGCAGGTATCCTTTGAACTTCTCGTACAGGCATTCCAATTGGTAATTCTGGATTACTTTCATAAACTGAATTAAATACCAATACACTCGCCTTCTGTACATCTTTATAGGCTTCTAAAAAGTCTTCTTCCTTTGGTAGTGCTTCTTTAGCAACCATAAATTTATGCTGAACGGTATTCTCAATTTCATTTGCTAGTGCAATTCCCGCATAGTTCTTTAATCGCTGAGCACCTTTAGCATGATATACGTAGGGTCGAGTAACCTGCCTCACGTTGCCATTCTTAGGCGTTCTAATCATGACGCTATTACCATCTACGAATATCAACGGTAGAAAGGAAAAGTCAGTTTTAGCATATTCGATAATTTGATTCTCTATACATCGATATCGCACGATATGATCTATCAAACTCGTACGTGGCTCGCCGATGATAGCAGGAGGAGCAGCTAAATCACTCCATGTCTCTAACATCTTATTGTATTCATCTAACGTCTTTACCGATCCATCGCGTAGCTGAACAATACGTTTCTCTTTCTTCTGCTTCTCATAATAATCAGCAACTATTATCGTCTCTGTTGAATCATTAAGAAACGACCAGTTAAACCCTGAAAAATCACGTCTAAACGTCAATCTAGATACATCAATATCAGGATACTCATCCATAAAGTCTTCTTTAGCCATTGGAAATAGCTCAAAGCAGAATCGTCCATCTCCTTTATGTGAATATCGAGCAAGCTGGTCGTATCCACATAACGTTGGATCGTAACACCGTTCAATATTTATAATCTGATGCATGCTCATTGAATTTGCATAATCTGTCGTGACTTTTAATGTGCTAAAACCGCCAGACAGCAAATCCTTATAGACTTCATACTTAGTATGATGGTTTTTGGAATCTGTTAAGGTATGCCGTAAATGCTGCTCTACCACCTTGATGGTTAACGGATCAGCCGTATTTTGGTCATCCGCACTTACCTCAATATCGGGTTCTTGCTTTGAGAATTCGCCTAACAAACGAGAGATGTAGGCTTCTAAAATATTGAATTCAATCTGAGGCTTAGATAACGTCATAAGCATCGTTATCTCTTCGCTTGTTAAAGATGTTTCAAATACAAACCGTCTGAAGTCGTTGTAGGTATCGTAGTTGGGCTTGAAATAGTCGTGTGAGCGTCTAATATTCTTCTTGATCCGCTCGAGCTGATCCTGGTGTCTTTTCGCCACTTCCATGTGACTTCCTTTTAAGAACAGAATAGATTAAATCATTATACGCTCCTCTTACGAGGCAAGTCTTCTAACAGCGTCATCCATGATGATAACATCAATGTTTTTCGTTTTCATCCGGTTCAATTTCACTACCTTCATTTTCCATAAGCATCTTTTTTAACTCTATTAACTTTTGTAAATTGTTTCGACAAGCGTGAAGCAATATCTTGATAATTTGTCTGTGGCAATTCTTTCCTAATAATTGTCTTGTCTATTAATGCGATCTTTACTGCATCATATGCTGTATCACAAATATCATCCCAGCGATGCGTATCATTTGCAGTAATTTTAGTCATGTGATCGATGCACATTTTTGTGTGCTTACCATGCATTGGCAAGCTAATCTGTTTATTAGCAACATATTGTTGCATTTCAATGAAACGATTAGTCTTACTACTCTTTGTACCTGATCTTTCAATGGGAATGACTTGTACGCCTTGAATTTCTTTTAATACCGAAACTAATGTGACGCCTGTTGATTTCTTCTCAATTGCAGCAAATTTGGGCCGAATAGTATAACGCATACAACCTGTCCAGAAGTCCAAAAAATAATCTCTTAAGTCTTTCGGTTCAATCCTAATTTCTGTGCAATCAATCCAATGCAACCCGTATAAGTCATCAATTAATGAGCCATTAAAATCTAGTTGGTATAAACCCCAAAAAGAAAATACAGTCGCATCATTGTATTCCTTATCCGTCTCTGCGCTATCTGCTGTGATAAAGGTTGCTATAATCTTTGGTGTTTCGTCTAATAACTTAAACCAATCTGCTCTAAATAATCCTCCGCCTGAAGGTATAGGATCTTGTTGATATTGTGACGAGAATACATAGGGCTGTTGCTCTTGCATCTTTAACAACTGATCTTTTGGATTGACTTCTGGATAGCGAGCATTTCCCGCATCATCTAATGCTTTGATAATAACTTTTCGCCACGACTGTGAATCAGTGCTATTAATCAAATAATTAAATAAGTCATCTTCATGTAAACGTTGTCCAATTAAGATAATGGGAACATTAGGAGATCGTAAGCGTCTTTCAATTGTCTCAAAGTAATTCTTTTTTACACGTTCTCTTATTGTATCAGAATGAATTTCTTCAGGTTTATGAATATCATCAATGACAATTCCGCCACTAAATGTAGAGAGTCCTGGTAATCCTGCATCATGTCCAGTAATACCTCCTTGAGATCCAAATGCAGCAACCGTTCCGCCTGCCGTTGTCTGAAAATAATCTTTTGCAGAGGAATCACGTCTAATATCCATTTCAAATAATTCACGATAAATCGGCATTGACATCGTTTGTTTAATCGATGAAGTATGAATGGTAGCTAAATCAAATGAATGGGAGATATATAAAAATTTACATAATGGATAATGTGCAAAACACCAACATATAAAACTTTTACACATTTCCGATTTTGCCCATCCAGGCGGAAGATTAATCGATAAACGTAATGTTTGCAGATAAAATACTTTTTCTAATTCTTTTGCAACTTCATAAAAGTGTGATTGATTACCAATCGGTTTACTGATAACAAAATCTCTTCCCGTTCTTTTCTTAAACATTACACAATGAAATAAAAAAAAATCAGATAACAATTCATGTCTGAGTTGATTGATCTCACTTATTTCTGATTTTTGCATTCTTGTACTATTTTGCGTACTTCATTTAATTCATTTTTAATAGCATCTTTCATTTCATCAATACTTTGATCGTTCCATTTACCTTGTGCTTTCAAATAAAATATAGTTGATGCGGCATTTCCTTTTTTAGCATTTTTCATCAGTAAATCAGCGTATAATTTTAATCCTTTTGATTTACCTCTTTTTAAAGCGGAGGAAAACTCGGGGTATGCTTTACATTTTTCATTTAGTGTATCGTAATGAATTCCTAAGCAATCTGCTATCTGTTCTTTTGTTAATCCAGCAGCGGCATATTCTTCTACTTTTCTAATTCTTGACTTAGTCATTTCCCATAATGGTCTAGCCATTTGCATACTCCTTTATTCGTTTTTTCTTTTTTCTTTTGTCATCCTTATCAATTCTATCTAATTCTTCATTAAATATCTTTCGTGCTTCTCTGTCTGTCAATGATGAATCAGCAGATTTAATTTTATCAATTGCAGTGCTATATTCTTTTGGTATTGTTCCTTTACCATTACAATAATTGCAATCAATTCGTGTAATCATTCCACCACCTAATACCCATCCAACGCCATTACACGGATTACACCTCATCATCATGTTCAATTCCTTCTATGACACCATCTTCAACCATTCTATTTAAAATCAAATTAATCACGAATTGAATATGATATAATGCAAAATCAGTGGGAACATCTTTTTTCTTTAATAACTGCGTCTCATCCATATAATCATGGACATCACCTAATGGCGAATAATCATCAATCGCTTTAACCAAAATAGCTGATGGATTGCCGAGCGTGCTCAATTCAAAATGATATCGAAATCTTTTCATTTCTTCTTCTTCATATGTTTAGCGCATTTGCCTTTCATACAATCTTTACATCCTTTCATAGCCATTCTCCTTTAAGTTGTATTTTTTATTATCAGGCAACGCGCATCATAAGTCTAGCTTTCTCCAATAATAATAAGTCCAATATCTTGAAGCATTGGCTCAATCTTTGGATCACTGGCCGAGTGCATGATACAGTTTCCAGCGTAGTCATAGGCTTCATGTTGAAGTGCTTCAACAATTTTAGGGTTATCACTAAAGAATTTATAACCTAAAAAACATAGATTTATCAATGCTATCTGGCGTTGTTCACTGAGGTTGGAAAACCAATCATATTTGTTATTCAAAAAGTTAAAATGATGCTCAACATCGTTGTTAAACATGATATCAATTTCTGTAGGAAGGACACCACGTGAGGTAAGATTTCGACCTATTCCTATAATAACATGGTTGTTCAAATCATGGTCAGGTTGGATTTTATAACCGATATGCCTTATCAAAAAATGACGTACTTTAGACTTCATGTCTTGATTCATTAGGAGCACTCCAAAAGTGCTAAATATTAAACATATCATAGAATGCTAGGAAGAAAAAAAGAGCCCATTGTCCGGAATGGGCGGAAATACTACTAGCAAGATTTTTGTTGCTCAGTGAAATCTTTACTGGATTGTGAACAAGCGAATGAAAGTAAACTAGCTGCTGTACAAATGATCGTTTTAGGTAATCCAGGAGGTAAGACAGCGCAAATGCCTTGTAACGTATGCGATATACCACATATGATCTCTTTGATCAATTCCCAGTCAATTTCATGATGTTTAATTGACTCTGACAGCTTTTCTACGTCCGTTTTAAATTCCGACATATTAAATCCGATCGTCTAAATAATCCTTTACTATACGAACAGCATCATCAAAACCATACGTATAAGTAGCATAATAACAAACTTTTATTAATTTTGCAATCCATTCTTCCTGCTTTTCGTCCTTTTTCTTATTTCTGCCATCGACTCGTTTCATTTCCAACCATAACCCATACCAGTTTTTATTAGGTATGGGCAAAAAATAATCAGGCAAACCAGACCGCATGCCGATATCTAAGAGCTTCTTGCCAGCAATGGGTGAACGCTTGCCCTCATTACATATCTTGATCAGATATTGCTTAAGGATTGGATGATATTTTGCATATTGCCAGAATTTTTTGCATTCACTGTACTCAGCGTTTACTCCTTTCATTTTTGTGATGCTCCCTATGATGTTTAAAACATAACCATCTTACATTATAAGGCTGATTATAATCATCGTGATGAGCTTCTACTTTTAAATCTTCACATACCTCACATGGTTCTGGAATTAATGATCCTCTTCTAATGCGCATATTTGTTTTATGTCTCACATTATCTTTGAATTTTTGTAATTGTGTCCTATTAGGATGTGCCTTACGCCACTCCCGGTTATAAGCTGCCGTACATTTTCTACAGTATCTTTTAGTTTCTAGTTCAGTTGGTTCATGACATTTTGAACAATATTTACTTTTGCAAATGTTAGACATCTCATATCCATACCCAATAACCGTTCTTCCAAACTTACTCAAACCTATGCATGGATAGGTTTGATGTTAGATTCCTGTTTCATCACATCATGACTAGTAATAACAGATGCTACTACCTCATCAGAGGACGCTCCACAAGCTGACACGGTGAAACTCACCGCCAATTTTTCTAAGTTTATAGCTGCATCGTGCTAAAAGATACTTCCAGTTCAATTCGATATAACTTATCCATATCGGCAATTTTACACAAGTTTAGACATATTTCAACTAGCAGTTACCATACCCCAAGAATTAGTGAAATTAGTGAAAAAAGACACTATTGGCTGTGAACAAATTTCACTAATTTCACTAATTATGGCTTAAGTCATAATGTTCCACAAGAAACCTGGAGTAGAACACGAAGGCTGTAAAATTGCAAAATTTGCCATTTACAGTCAGGTTAGTATAAATACTCAAGTCTCCAGAGATAATTGATCCTGAGTCAAATTTTGGGCCTTTCCTGCTGTTCTAGCCACCATCTCTTGATCGGAGATTCTTGTGGCGCCCGTGGAACACGTTGGAAGTCCTCCACAATTTCATTTGACCAACGTAGCTTTTGCTTCTGCTCTGCAACAGCTTTCTCAGCTTGATAACGTTCGAACGGTTCCATATAGGTCATGATAAAACTCCTTTTTTATCAAAGTTATGTTGCTCTTATATTACCATATCTCAAAATGTCCTTAATGTTTTGAATCTGAATATGATTTTTATGCCGCTGGTTTTGATCAAATGTTGTGCCATCTGAGAATCTTTGCATCGCCAATTCTTTTTTCTTGCGTTCTTCATGCTCCATTATCGACTTGTATTCATTAACCATCTGCCTATCCGGCTTAGATTTAACTGCATCTGCCCCTTGTGATGCAGTGCGTCGACCCTCCTCAAAGGAGTTATCCACAGCTTTGTTCTTTTTTTGATCATCATAAAAGCTTTTTCTTTTATTTGTTTCTTTATAAGCATTGTTAAAAGATCTTTTATTTATATGTTCCTGATTTTCCGGAAGCGGTAAATCCGGAAGCGGTAAATCCGGAAGCGGTTCCGTGTTTTCTGTGGATAACTTTTTGATTGTAAATTGTTCACCATTTTTAATAATGTAAGAAACTTTACCAAATGTTCCATCAGGATTTATAATTTGCTTTTTTTCCATTAAATTTGTTTCAATTAAATAAGCTAGGAGCTCATATGCTTTATCTCTTCCTACTTTGAAATGATTTCTGACGTATTGAGCATTTATTATCCAGTTTTCTGGTTTACTCTGAAAGTGGCACCAAAGACCAATTGCTTCAAGATTATCGCAATTGTTTAAGACATTATTTAAAACCATGGTGTATGGTTTTGATTCGTGTTTAATTTGACCATCAACAAAAGATGGTCTGAATTTTTCTACTGACATAAAATTTTCCTTGTTTGAGAGGTTGACGCAGTCCCTGCGCAACGTATAATAGACTACGTTGCGCAAGGGGGTAACGGAAACCCAGTTTTAAGTCCCGCTTAGTTTGTCGCTAGGCGGGGTGTGTTTATAAAGCCATACAAAATATAGCTAATTCATCGAATATACCCCAAATTGATTAAAAAAATAATATTGACATGGCAAATTTTTATGTTAATGTGCACACACATTTGTGTAGAATTCCAATCCTGGCTAGAAACTCGTCCTTCTAGTAATAGCTAGTCAGGTTTTTTAAGAGGTTCTACATGTGCAAAATATAATAAATGAATTTATACCGCTGGAGTTTGAGACACGATCAGCAATTACAACAAAGAATGCGGCTTATTACCTATCTCGAAAAGCTCAGACACTGCGTTGTTGGGCTTGTTTGGAGACTGGACCAATACGCCCAATACGAGTTAATGGTCGCTTACTTTGGCCTGTGGCTGTAATGCGTGCACTTCTACAAGTGAATAAATTATAATTCATGAAATTAATGATATTAATTCATTAAAAATTTCTATCGTACCGCATAATATCTCTATTAATTTATCTTTAGAGTAATTTTGCGGATTAATTTCCATATCTTTTGTTAATTGTGTCATAATTTCAATAAAATTTTTAGATGATTTTATTAATTCTTTGGTATACTCAAAATTATAAAGCACATATTTTTTATAATGTTCGTCACACAAACACCAATAATCATATGTTTTCTTTAAGCACACGTCGCAAACAGCACAATCATAGTCACTCATTTTTATTTCTCAGTAAAACAGCTTTATCAAGAAAATCATAATCATTTAGATACCAACCACAATCTTCAAATTCTTTTATATCATATATTAATCTTTTCACAACTTCATATTCATTAAGAACAACATGAATTGGATCATCTGAAATCAAACGTATAATTATTGTTTCATCATCAATGTCGTGCACAATTTCTTCAATTTTACAAAATTGTCCTGATACCCATATGCTATCTGTGAGATTAGGATGAATTTTATAATCAATTGTAGTTTCCATTTCAACAAATGGTTCATATGGATGAATTATAATTTTCATTATGAATAAGTATTTCATTTTCAATAGTTTCCCATTCTAATTTCATTTGCTTTCCTTTCTTAACTATTTCATTGGTCATATAACATATTACGTAATATTACATGTTAAACACAAAAGAATTGTTCATATAAAACTCACCTTTTACTTTCGATAATTTGTGTTATCGCTACTTACATATTATTTACACCACTCATTCCATGTTTTTGTTACGTTATTTATTTCTATTTTAATATTTCCTGATTCGCAATCTTTTTTAAATTTATTTCCTAATTCTTTTACTTCTTTTAGTAAATTATTATCATAAAATTGGCATGGATATAAAAATCCATGAGAGGTATTGCAACTCTCACACCATCTTGCTATACCATTTTCTATTACTTTACCAGTTTCCATTTATTACTCCCATCCAAAGTATTTTTGCTATTACTGTAACTAACCAAAGTATTTCTGCTATTATTATAACTAATGGCAAAGTTTTTTCTTCTTTAAAAAAGTCATTGTTCATCGGCATCTCTGATCCATACGTTTTAAATACATAGCGCGGCGACCACTCTTATCCGGATTAGTTTCCCAAAATTCATTAATCCTTATACCCAATAATTTTATACGATTTCTTTCAATAATATCTTCGATATAATTAAGATCGAATTTAACGAGTTTCATATTCTCATCCCACGTGCTAGGTTCGCAGCACATTAAACAAAAGTTAATAGATCCTGGTTCAGGTTTATCATCACCATCGATGTCGATCATAGCTGCTGAGTCACATGGATATGTGCAGTAAGGACAAATATTTCTCTTAACAAAATATTTGTTTTTACATGGAACTCTTTGTTTATTACTCATTTTCTTCATTATTTATCAATTAATTGATTGATTAAACGCTTACATTGAGATTCCATGTAAGAATAGGTGCGATGTTCTGAATATCCATCAAATTTAATCATGGGATTTTCTTTTCGATATTTAACCCATTTTGTTTCACCAAAATATTTTTCGACTGTTTCTATGTCTTCATGATCGTAACAATGTGCAGCATCAAACCCAATCCACTTGTCAGTACATTTTTGACCGCTTAAGTGCTCTGCAAAGCGTGGCGCACCAAAGAAGGTAACACCACCATGAACTTCAAGATCATGATAATTATAATCTTCATTATGATAGCTATGTAATTTATGATTTTCAGGTATGGCAACATAACCACAACGATGACCATGTGCAGTGAATGTAATTAAATATTCATATCCTTGATAAGTTCCACCTCCTTCGATAGCAATTTCTCCACTGACAATAATTTTCATGTCATCTTTTTTTTCAAGTATCTTTGTAATGCAACTCATAATTTTTCCTTAATATGCTGACGACTCCACTTCTCCATAATAATCAGTTATCACAAGTAACTATTATTCGTGCTATTTGTGATTTCGTAATATTTATTTTGTGTTAATTCTTCGTTCATTTTTGAGGCTACGGAAGCGGCGTCCAATGTGTTACTTCAACATAACTAGATTCGCAAAAATGATCTGATGTCCAATTTTTTCCATTATAAATCGCTGTTTTATAGGGAAGTCCTTCATCATGAATATTGCTGGTTTCTTCCCCATAACCTAAAACTTGTTTACCAATTTCAGGAAGCTCATCTTTAACACTAATCCATTCACTCATAAAGAATCTTCCTTTTCATATATTTCCATGTATGAAGCATTATCTATAACAAATTTATGAACTGATCTAACCAAACATGAAAAGTCTTCAAGATATTCTTCAAATACTTCTCCATCATGCAGACCAAAATTATTCAACATATTAGATAAAGTAGCAACCATTGCTAATGTGAATATAGTAAATTGTTTTTCATGATTTTCTAATTTATCAATTTTTTTTGTTATATAGGTAATAATATATTTATTAATATCAGCAATAATATATGCTTCTGATTCACTTAAATTAATATGGACTTTATCTGTCATTATTACATTCCTCTCTATGTTTCTTTTCTCGTTCAGTATCGTATGAAATATTTATTTTTAATTTACAAAACTTTTCATGCCAATCTTCCCATAAATCTGTCTGATTGGTGTATTCAGAAAACATCCATGCTGCTTGGGAATATCCATATCTCGCACCAAGCAAAAACATTTCTTTTTCACGCTCAGAATTATAACCGACAAGATTAGATCCATCTAAAATAGATACATCGTCAAATAATTCTATTAAAATATTTTTATAAGATTCATCTTCTCTGTGTCTTATACAATCATTACACATAGTATTTAATTCGAAAGAATCTATATCTAGATATTCTTCGCAATCGTCACATTTTACTTTTACATAAGCTTCATACATATTTAGTTCTCATAATTACTCTTAAAGTAAATCGCTATGGTAATAAATGTTGTGCCAAGTACTGCATATTTAATAGCATCTAGATCATGAGTGAATAAACTTAAAAGTGTTAATATGCATCCACACATTAATATTAATGAATAGAGTAACTTCATTATCACTGCCTAATTTTTTTCTTCATTAGTATCAATATTTCCATATTTAAATAATTTATTTTTCATTAGACTTTCATTAATAACATTAAATATATTATTTACTGTGGCAATTCCATCCTTATTCTCGCCAGCAATGTCTAATAAAATATGTTTACTTGTTTGAAGATAAGTATTAAATACTATATCAAATAGATTTATACTTTTTTCTTTATCTGGTATACATTCAATAATAAACAAGTCTGTAGCATTTATAAGTCTTATTGATAATTTACTGCATAAATCTTTTACATCATCTTTCATGATTGATCCCTAAAATTTAACTAACATGAACACCGCATGTCTTCTCCGAATGCTGCTTAAACGCACCATCTGTATCAACTGTGATCCTAAAGTGAAAATCACCTTTGTGATTGACCTTGACTGGCATCTTTAATATATACGAAGTTTTGATATGGTCAAAAGGCGCAACAGTAACTCGCTGCCAATGCGAATCACCGCATACATTTGTATCAACATTACAAAGTTCTGCAGTATAATCGAATACCATGTAATCGCTATTCATATTGTATATATTTAATTCAGCATTTGATAAGAAGAATTGAACGTTTTTTCCCTTGTCCATTTTGACATTATCACAATTAGCTAATACAACAATATCTTGATGAGTTTTCTTTTCAATAAACTCATGCTTAATAATAGGCCAGTGTACTTTATAAATTTCATCTGCTGCCGCTAAGGAAGCAATACCAAGATACACAATAAATAATATAGTCAAGATTGCGGGCTTAGGTTTCATTTTTTGTCTCCAATGGTTAAATAATTTTTTCTTTGTGATAATCTGACATACGAACACAGAATTCACCGATCTGATAATATATTAGAGATAGTTCATGTTGTAATTTATCTGATTCAGGCATTAATATCCTAAGTGCATTTAAATTATCAATTATGATCGCCATTCTTTTTCGCATTTCTAAATCTTTGATCATTTTATCATCCTTAAAGTTTTACGATATTAATGAATATTAAGCAAAACATATAACCTAATATTAAAATGGTATGTGGAACAAATAAGGCTATTATACAACTTTCAATTTTCGTATATCCAAATATAAATAATAAAAAACATAAAGTAGAAGATAATAAAGAAATCCAGCAGCATCTCTTAAAACGACGTACAAATAACTTAATATTGATAGGATTAAACACAATAATCCTTATTTAACTTTATATTTTCATCTGTTATAGAAATTATAATTTCTTTAATTTTATCAATGGTAATTAAATCTATATCATAAATGCCAGCAAATCCTTGGAGCGCCACGCAAGTTTTTGCAAATAAAAATCCAATGATGTGTGTAACAAGGTAAATCTGTTCAACTGGGTCAGAATCCTCGATAAACTTTTTCATGTCATTATTAATGAATATGAGAATCTGATTAGATAACTCATCAGCATGATCTAATGTTTTTTCTTGATCTTTTACTATCATAACCAATGAAATCCGTGTGACATTGCTGTTAGCAAACCAGCAAAACCGCTTATGTATAGTCCTATTACCCATTTGAAGTTTGAATCTATCTTGGTGTCCATTCTGTCTAATCTGTTTTCTATCCTACTCAAAGTGCAATTTATATTCTCTATGGTCACTTCTAATCTTGTTATTCTTGATTCATGATCGTTTTTCATAATGACCTCTTCGTTATGTGCTTTCATTTCAAACCTCAATATCTGTGTATTTTATATCCATTTTTGCCTTTGAATTAGCAACGTCAACAATCTTCTTTATAGCGAGCAAACCTGGTTTTCTAACGCCTTTCTCATAACTAGATATGCTAGATTGATCAATTCCAGACCAAGTTGATAATTCTTGCTGAGTAATCAGGCATTTCATCCTTATTTGTTTTATTAAATCTTTGAATAACATGTGTGTCTCCATAGCTTTCTCCTCTCGACTGACTTGATATTAATGAAACTTTATACAATTTTAAAGCAATTAAACTGATTATAGTTAAATATTTATTTTAGTAAATAGTATTGCATTTATTAATTTTATATAATATTATCGCATTCTAATAAAAAATATTATAGGAAATACACAAATGTATAGTTTAGATTTTGAACACTGGTGTGAGCAGTCGGTAATAGCAGATTGTCTAAGAGATGTTGGATTGCCAAACATTGCTAACAAAATGATGAAATCGACAGCAAATCCAATGATTTTTGATCATTATTTGTCTATAATTAAAACTCAAGCGAAACGTATTAACGACATTGATGTCATCAATAGACTCGCGCAGAGGGGATTACTAAGCAAAGGAGAGCTGGTATGAACAACTTTGAATCTTACATTAAAAATTGCTTAATTAGCGAACATGCTGATAAAAACTTTGAAGATGGCTGGTCGTTAGATATCAATTCAATTCCTAAACAAGAAATCCATAACTTTTTAGATATGCTCATGGAAAATGATCCAATGTTCAGGCGAGATACATTGGATTACATGCAATCAATCATAGATGATCGAATGAGAGACATTGAAGTCGATTGTCGTTATGAAAGTGGAATTAGAATGACATACACGAACGATGGCGATTCACAATTAAAATATACTAATAACAACTATAGTGGGTATTAATCATGAAACTATATGAAATTGCAAATGAGTATGAATTTTTACTTAACCAAACATTTGATGTAGAAACAGGTGAATTAAATGAACAAGCATTAATAAAATTAGATCAGATTGTTGGAGACATTAAAAATAAAGGAATAGCGGTTGCTTCCTATATAAAGAATATAGATGCAGAAAGGAAAGCAATTGAGGAAGCAAAGAAATGCATGGCTGAACGTGAAGCTAAATTAAATAATAGAGTTAATTATTTGACATCTTATTTACAACAAAATATGGAACGATGCGGATTAAATGAAATTTCTTGTCCCTATTTTTCAGTTAGATTAAAGAAGTGTCCATTATCTGTGGATGTTAGTAACGAAGAGTTAATTCCGGATGATTGTAAACGTAAAAAGGAAGTAACATCAATTGATAAGATAAAAATTAGAGACAAAATATTGCAAGGAATTTCAATTCCTGGCGCAACAATCAGACAAAATAATCGTTTAGAAATCAAATAGTGGAGAATAATTATGTCTTTATCACATCAAGTTAGAAATCCAATGACAAGCCAAATAAATGGCGAACTAATGGAAAAGATCATATTGGGAAATGATATTGGTGGACTTTCTCCGATCGAGAAAGTTCAATATGTAAATAGTGTATGTAAAACAATTGGTTTAAATCCAGTGACAAGACCTATCCAATTGATAAAATTTCAGGGAAAAGAAATTCCTTACTTTACAAAAGATGCTTCCGAACAACTTAGAAAAATAAACAAAGTATCAATACACAAAGTTGATACAAAAATTTTAGATGGTTCAATTTATGTCGTCACAGTATATGCGACATCTTATGATGGGAGACAGGATTCATCGACTGGTGTCATAAGCATTTCTGGATTAAAAGGCGATGCATTAGCTAATGCCATGATGAAAGCAGAAACTAAAGCTAAGAGACGAGTAACATTATCAATATGTGGTCTTGGATTTATAGATGAAAGTGAAGCAGAATCTTTACCAGGAGCCGTTAAAGTTAAAGTAATGGATGAAGAAAAAAAAACAGAAGTCCCTTTGCTTTCAGATGATATAGAAATTGATTTTTCTGCATTTTTATATGACATTGATAATGCTCAAAGTCTTGAAGAATTAAAGTCTATATATGATTCAGTAAAAAAATATGATTTTAAGCGTAAACCTGATTTATATAAACGATTAATTTTAGCCAAAGACAATCGCAAATCAGTATTATCAATAAAAGAATTTAATAGGGAAATCGATGAAGCAGAGGAACTGAAATGACAAAATCAGTAATTGTAAATAAATTGAGCGATCATGGATATCCAACACATGATCGTAACTATCGAACTGCACATACTGAAGCTGATAAAAAAGAGAAAAAGCGTTATCCAAAAGGATATGAGCGTCTTAAACATAAAGAATCATCACTAGACAAACATGAACTCATGGGCAAGAATAAGCGATCAGGAAAAGTAGAAGTTGAAAGTAAATTTAAAAGATATCGTGATGAGATCGCATATCATGAAAAAGAAGAACACGAAAACTTAAAACGATTAGATAAAAAACATAAAAAGAGGTCATAACATGATATTCACACTTATTTATATATACATAGCTTATTGTCTTTTTTGTTATATACTTTAAAAAACGAGGACTCATTATGATTATTTTAAATATACTTAGTTTAATATATGGATACGGATTGATATTATTAGGTATTTTTATGGTTATTTTTTTATTATCGCATTTGTCACTAGATTAATATGGAGTTAAAAGCATGGTTGCTATTCGATATAATCCTATCACATTCTCACAAAAACTCAATGAAGCGGGTTTAAGTAAAAACATTGCTGATCTTCATGCAGAAGAGTTATGCAATATATTAAACAGTGATCTTTGTACGAAGGCAGACATTAAGGAGCTTGAGTTAAAGATTTACGGTTTTATATTTAAGGCTAAGGCACTCATTATATCTGTACTTGGAACTATCCAAACGATATTGCATTTCTTGCCACAATAGGTAAAATGCTAATGCCGGTAATAAGTTCTAAATCACTGAAAGATACATGAAAGCTCTTCCTTCATTCTTATTGCCGGTATTTCTATTGGAAATAAGCAGTTACTATTATTAATCCATCAGCTCCAGAACCACTACTATATCCCGTTCCTCCTCCTGAGACGGGCGTCCCTCCAGATCCGACGCTATACGCATAACTACCTGACGGAGATGTGATGATACCTTCAAAATAAGCACCTGCATTTCCTCCGCTTCCTCCGTAATGACTAGCATCTCCAGCACCACCTGCGCCACCGCATCCTGGCCCAACTGCAGCGCCTCCCGCATTTCCGAATTGGCTTACGCCACCACCACCAAAAAAACTAATGCCGCCATTACCGCCAATACCAGCACCATTATAAGAAGCTTGAGAACCTTGACCACCGTCGACATTTAAATATCCTCCTGACGCACCTGCTGGAGGAGGAGTACCAGAAGTTCCTACTAGTCCTCCTGCACCTCCATCTGCAGTAAATGAACTGAAAGTTGTATTTCCACCTACGTTTCCATTATTAGATGAAGCACCTGCACCACTACCACCCGCAGCAACTCCTTGAACTTTTAGATAGAGTGTGCCAGCTGGTGTACTATAACTGCCACTTCCAGCCCCATATACTGTCACTTGAGGTGGTTCAAATACGGCTGTTGATTCTTGAAATGTTGGCAGCGTACCAGAACCATTAGAAGTTAAAACTTGACCCGCTGTGCCCAAATTAGCGACTTGTTGTAGTGCGGAGGAGGATGTTGTTCCACCACATAAAATGGCATATGGTGTAGTTGAGGTTAAATCTGTTCCTCCCAATGGCACCGTAACAGGAACAATCAAAGATACCTGGTTACCCGTTTTAGTAAGACCTGTGCCTACTGTTATTATCGAGAATGGTGAGAAATTGATAGGACTTGTACCTATCGTTGTCACTGTTGCGGTCTGCAACCAAGCTGTACCGGCATTGATATTGCCATTATTAACAGCAACAAGATCACCAGGTTGAATCTGAGCAGTCGTATCATAATCAGTATCACGAGTAAGAACGGCTGCCGTACTGACATTTCCGACGGTTGTTAGATCATATATACCGTTATAAGCTGCATTGGTTTCATCTTTGACTAGAATTCTAGAATTAAGAGGCGGCGAAACACTATCGATACTGAATGCACCATCTGATGGTGCAGTTAAGGTCGCACCAACTCCACTCGAACCATTATTATAGGTATAACCAAGATCGCTTCCAGTTGTTGCAGCATAAACGGATGGTTGAACAATAATACCTGAAGCAATCAAATCAACATATGCCTTATCAGCCGCTTGAGTGGGAGATGTAGGACTTCCAGATAAATAGAGCGGCCCCGTTAATGTACCACCTGATAGGGGCAAATATGGAAATGAGGATAATAATGACCAAGCAGGAATGCCTAAACCATCAGTGAGCAGTATTGCATCTGCTAATGTTGCTAATCCGATAATCGCATTCGTTGCCGATGCAAAAAGAATTTCATTAGCGGCTACAGTGGACGGATAAGTAGCTATCGACCAGCTAGGAGCAGTATTTGCACCGGATAGTAATGCTTGATTTGCTGTTGAAGTACCAGCAAGTATTTCCATATTTGAAGCATCGGTATATACGATCCCGCCATCAGAAGGAAAAAGAGAAGCACCGGTCCCCCCATCTGCCATTGATATGGGTATACCAATTGATCCACCTGCTGGCATCCATACTGCTGATGTCGCAGTGCCAGAAGTTGTACAAATATAAAGTGCTCCATCTGTATAATCCCAGCAAAGTTGATACGTAACACCAGCAACAGCTCCATTCGGATTTACAGAGGAACTCAATATGGTATTGCTCAGCATCAAGTTAGCAACTTGTTGCATTGTTTCTTGTACAGATATTCCATTCTGCACTGCGTAGATAATGTCTGTTAGTAATGTACTTCCCACTGGAGGAAGTTCTGTAACCATTTCATTTGCCATAAATAACTTCCTTATTAATTTATTTTATGCTGGATACCAATATGACGCTGTAGCATCAAAAATCATTGTGAAAGATTGTCCGGCTACCAATGAAGTCGGGAGACCTTTATAAGAATTACCATTTGCGTTGTAAGAAATTCCCGTGATAGGTTCGCTTGTGGAAACAGTTTGTAATTGTCCATTTACAGGACTTGCAGGCATGACTATTGTTGGTCCAGCTATCGCTCCGGATGGATTTAGCACAGTCCGTCGATGAGTAGTCGCTAAATCTATCGTTCCGCTAGAACTTGGAGTCAATACTACAAAGGAAGCATCTGCTTCACCCATGTTGTTTGTGACATTGCCACTTGTATCGACATTAAATGACAAAACTCCAGATGCAGCCATGTAAATGTAAAAACCACCTGCGAAATTCCCCACCCATTGATTTTCTGCAGTATCTTGATTTAATAAGCTGGCAGGATCGAAAACATAGGAGTAATCATTATTGACGACGGCGGATTGACCCATTGCAACTGAATAATCACCTGCTGAACTTGTGTCTACACCAAAAGAAAATGAACCATCTCCTCCTGATTCAGCGTCAAATCCGAATGCGAAACTATATCCAGCATTTGCAGAAGCACCATTTCCAAAAGCGAATGTATAAGCTTGAATAGTTCCAGATTCGTTACCAAAAGCGAATGAATATGCATCACTTGTTGCGCAACTACTTCCAAACGCGAATGAATTGTTCCCAAATGCTTCGGTTCCTATACTTTCAGGGGCTGTATTTCCATAAGCTAGGGCATAATTGCCGGCCGCTGCCGATGTTCCATCACCACCAATTCCAGAATCCGTTCCAGTACCTACGCTCCATACTGCAGAACCGCCGCCTCCAGCCGTCGCCCATGTACCATCACCTCGCCAAAATGTGGAAGATGATGCGCCCGTGCCGCTATTTAAACTATCTACTCCAACCTGCACAGCAGTTGGCAAACTAGTAGTAAATGCAGGCACTCCTGAACCATTCGTTGCAAGAACAGCACTATCTATGCTTGCAATTCCTGCAATTGTATTTGCAGAGCTTGAATACAAAATTTGATTGATCGTTGTTGTCGCTGGAAATGTACAAGTTGACCAAGCAGGTGTTGTTGATGATCCTGATAATAGAAGCTGTCTTGCAGTTGCAGTACCTGCCAGTATTGCCCCAGATGATGCTGTTGAATAGAATATGCCTCCATCACTTGCAGTTAAATTAGCTGCAAGCCCTCCACGTGCTAGACTCAATGTTCCACTCCAACCAGCAGTGATTTCGACTGCATGAAGCAATGACGTCGCAGGAGTTCCGCTCAAGGTTAACGTCACATTCGTATCATTTGCAGAAGTAAGAGCAGATGCTGTATAGGGTGTTCCGAATTGGGCCTTGAAATTCTCATAGGTCATTGCGGCATCATTACCCGATTCGTAAGGCGATTGTCCGAAGTACATAAGATCCGCAGCATTATTAGATGTGATCGGATTAGCCATGAATATTTGTTCGATGTTTAAATTTGCCATATTAACTTCCTTGTTAATCCTGATTATTTAAAAAATAATGCTATGATCGTTAATGTTCCTGTTGGCGATCCTGTCTTACTGAATGTCCATGTTGCTTCACCGCTTGAGCTTGAACTAAATACAACTGATCCACTGACTTGTTCTGCGCTTGCTCCTGTTACAGCGACTATACTTCCAGCACTATAATTTCCAAATTCGCCGCTTGAAGCCCCGCCATTATTGAAAATACAAAATGATTGCGTACCATTATCCATTCCCCATGACGTGGCTGCTGCATCATTCACATTAGCAAAAACAATACAAAGCGATGGAGTAAATCCGATGCTGCTGATTGTTGCTGTACTATTCGTTGCACTAGCTAATGAGAAGGTAGTTGATTTGATAGCACTGACACCACTATTACCCAAAGCGATTAAATTGGCTGCTGCAATTGTAGAGGCCCATGCAGGAACACCTGAACTATTCGTGAGTAAAACGCTCGAATCGGCAGTTGTTATGCCGCCTACTACACTTGCAGCACTTGAATAGAGTATTTGATTTATTGTCGTGGTGGATGGATAAGTAGCCGTTGTCCAAGCCGGTAAACCACTTGCTATAGTTAATATATTTCCAGTACTACCAATTCCAAGTCCTCCAATCGTGTTTGCTGCACTTGCATAAAGCAAATCACCTTTTGAATCCGTCGAAGGATAAGTATTCGTCGTCCAAACGGGTTCCCCTGTTCCTGCGGATGCTAATAACTGTCCAGAAGTTCCTGCTGCAGTCAATGCAATTGCACTTGCTGATGAATAAGCAATTGATCCGGCAGATGCTGTTAGACCAGCAGCCGTTCCTCCTCTTGCTAAACTGAGTGTTCCTGACCATCCAGCAGTAATCTCCACGGCTTGTAAAAGAGCTGTCGAAGGCGTACCACTTAAAGTAAGCGTAACATTTGTATCATTAGCTTCTGTCAAAGCCGCTGGTGTGATCGTCGTCTGATATCCTGGAATGCTCAGTCCAGACGGTAAAGTAGTGCTGAAACTCGGGACACCGCCCGAACTAGAAATCATAACAGCGCTATTAACCGCTGATATTCCACCGATGACGTTCGCTGAACTTGAGTAAAGTATTTGATTAATAGTCGTTGTAGCTGGATAAGTTGCTGAAGACCAAGCAGGTGTTGTCGATGCCCCTGATAGTAACACTTGATTAGCAGTTGCCGTTGCAGCTAGGAGTGCAAGCGCTGAAGATGTCGAATATACAATACCACCACTAGAAGGAGAAATGCTCCCATTGTTAGTCCCTCCTCTTGCTAAACTGAGTACGCCTGTCCAGCCTGCTGTGATAGAAGTCGCTTGTAGCAATGCAGTAGATGGCGTTCCACCCAATGTTAATGTCACATTTGTGTCGTTAACTTCTGTTAATGCAGCTCCAGTTGGTAACTGTGAGGTTGTTGCAAGGGTTCCTGATGTTGGAAAAGTAACATCGGTATTAGCAGTCAAAACGCCTTCGAAAGTATAAGCGCCCGACATTAAGAAATTGGCACCAATCGTTATAGTACTTGATCCATTATTAACTCCGGTACCACCTCGCGCAGGGGATAAAGTCCCTGTCCAGCCTGCTGTGATAGAGGTTGCTTCTAATAAAGCTGTGCTGGGTGTTCCTCCCAAAGTTAAGGTCACATTGGTATCATTACTAGCAGTTAATGCGGCAGCGACAGGAAGTTGCGATGTCGTTGCTAATGTGCCGGAAGTTGGATATGTGACATCTGTATTGCCAGTTAATATACCTTCAAAAGTATATCCACCAGACATTTGGAAATTTCCGCCAACACTAATTGTACTTGTGCCATTATTGATTCCAGTGCCTCCTCGCGTAGGAGATAGTGTTCCTGACCATCCAAGTGTTAAAGATACGGCTTCAAGTAACGCAGTAGATGGTGTTCCTCCAAGTGTAAGCGTGACATTCGTATCATTAACTTCTGTTAGTGCTGATGGAGTAATAGGCGATGCGAATTGAGCTGCAAAGTTAGTGAAAGTCATCGCAGCATCATTACTGGGACCATAAGGAGATTGACCAAAATACATCAAATCAGCAGGATTATTGCTGGTTATCGGATTTGTTGAATATATTTGTTCAATATTCTTAGACATTGTAATCCTTTACAAAAGTAAGAAATCTCCACCATTAAGCAAAAGGAAATCAGACCCATTTAGTAATAAAAAGTTTCCGGTAACAGGAGGAGATACAGGCGTATAATTTCCATTGTCCTGCGTATATAAAGCATTAGATGAAAAATTAAAATTTGGCCCAAATAAAAAATTATGAGTTCGAGACTGCATAGAATGATATCCCTACATCTGCGGATGAATTATCCGTAATAATGCTAATATTAGTGCCGGCATCAACAACTCTTGCTGATGGATTTAGAACAGCAGTACAAGCTGCTAATGTTGTCCCACCAGGGACAGCAGCTGTTGCCCCGCTAAAATCAACCCAAACATTTGTTCCTGGTTGAAATGAAAATACAACTATCCAGAACGGATAGTTAGAAGGTACAGTTATGCTTGTTGATGATCCATTAGTAATTGTTGCATTATAATTATCAACTGATGGAGGAGGTGCATATGCATTTAATCCTTGAGCATCTCGTCCGAAATTTAAAATTGTTGACATGTTGATATCCTTATCAAAGTTTCATGAATAAATTAATAAATGTTCCTGGCTGCGTGACATTAAACGGATTTCCACCACCATTATTGCTTACTATACCACTACCATGTGTTGCTGAACTTTGAATTACATCCGTAGAACCACCTCCTACACCTGCAATCAAAGCTGTTTCAGTAATCGGATCAGGTAATTGCGATCTCGATAATGTATGAGCAGATTCACCTTCCTGGCTATTTGCAATTGTTAAATAAAGTGTATTTGTTCCACTTCCAGCATTCGTATAAGCAATAAATACACCTGCTATTGCATTTCCAAATGTCGTTGATATGTAAAGATCAGTTGTTCCATTAAATTGACCAACATAATAAACAGCATTAGAAGCTAATCCTGTCGGTAATGCACCACCTGAATTCGAAAAAGTAATTGGCATTCCAACAAACACTGATGGTGAAAGATTACTCGTAGATATTAATGTTAATGTTCCAGCCGTATTTGTTGCAGTAAAGGTATTACTATAACCAACCGTTAAAGCACTTATTGGAACTGTGCCTAGCAATACCTGACCCATAGTTTGTGTTAAAGCAAGTGCATTGTTAGCATTGAAGTCTGAAATTGCAGATGAGCCATAAGCAACAGGTGATCCAGAACTATTAACCATTTGCGCTAGAACATTAGAACTACCTGATGTATAAGAATTAAATTTCTGCCATATCAAATTAAATAAAGGCCATGTATCTGCATTTGCTCTCGCATTCGCATTTGACGATGCATTACCTATTGTCCCATCATTCATTGGAACCCAACCAAAATAATAGAATGCATTTAATGATGTTCTAATATCACCTGTTCGAGGAGTATTTATGATTGAATCAACTTGATCATATGTTTCAAAGCTATTCGTAGGAACGTTTGGTAAATCTGCACTCAAATATAATGATGGTAATGTAAAGTTAGTTTCAAATTCTGCACCTGTAGGCATTCCAATCTGTATGTACCATGCATCATCTTCGCCAGTTCCAAGTGTTGCTCCTCCAGCGGAGGGAAATGTAAATTGTACAGTATATTTTTGCCAGCCTGCATTTAATGAAATTGTTTTTAACACGATAGGAGATGGTGAAGTTACGCCTGTTCCTAAAAATTGCAGAAGTGAGATTGTTATCATGTTATTGCCAGTTACATTTTGCGCTTGAATGGTAAATACTGCAGGCTCAAGTTCTAACGTTTTAACATGCAATGATAATGGCATCTGATAATATTTAGCTGTTTCACCAGATTGTACACTTGTGCAAGTATGGTTAATATAATATTCAGGAGTGATATCATCAGTTAATTCATTACTACCTAGCGCAAACTTTTCAAATGTTATCGTTTCAGTAGCACCATTTATATTTTTAATGTACTGAAAATCATGCATGCTAAAACCATCATGCTGAGCAGGACATAATATTGAACTCAATAATCCTGTAGATGAATCAGTTGTCAATGTTTCAGCATTTAGTGTTCCTATATTTCTCCAAAATCGATTATTAATTACGTAATTATCGAGCGTTGCTACTTCTGAACTTGTTGGAGTAGAAGCTACAAATGGGAAATTTTGACGAGTAAATTGTGCTTGGCCATTTTGATCTACAACAGTCACATAATAAGGCTGAGGCGTGACATTATCTGTTTCGCTATAAGGATACCAAAACGGAATAGTGTCATTCCCATTAGCATCAGTGATTGTTCCTGCTGCACTCAATGTCAAAGGATTAGGCAATGGTAGATAAGTATAATTTCCTGGACTACCTGTTTGATAATACCAATTCTTCAATACTGTTCGACTATTATCCTGGTAGCATGTAATCACACCTGCTGACATTGCTACATCTGTTGCATTATCAACAAATGTATCTTGCAAAATTGCCGCACAGATCAGTAAACTTGTATTTATCGCCATTCCTTGGCTTCCTTTTAACTGTAATATCACATTATGTGAAAATTATATTAATCTTTTACCAATTTCATATCCAGTTCCGCCTATTATTCCCCCTCCTAGCGCACCGACAATATATTTAGCCGCAGTTTGATGCTTTAATCTTTTAATTAATTCATTTGCAAAACTTTCATGTTCCTTAGTTATGTATCGATAATACCCGCCTGTTCTTCTAGAACTAATAATTGCATCAGCCAGAGCTTTGGCATTTTTTGGATTATCTAAAAGTAACTTATTATAAATAATGTTATTTACACCACTACTACCTATATCTTTCAATATATCTTCAATGTGTTTAGATAATTCTCCCTTAAATGAAGATGATATTTCAGACCTACTTAGTCCTTCTGCATTTCCCTCAGATAATGATCTGATCGTATTACCAGATTTTACATATTTGGGAATATTTTCTGCCCATTTTGTTCTAAAATGTCTGTATAATTCTTGCTTTTCTGGCGATAAAGTTTCAAAGAATCTCTCCTGATCTGATAATAAAGTACGTTCATTCCTTTCTAATCTTCTTAATTTAATTTCATCGGAAGATGTTGGATTCCTAGAAATCCTGTCTTCTATTCTTCTTTTTTCTCTGCCAATCAATTTTTTTAGTTCATCAGAATTTTTAAAAGTAGGATTTTCTTTAAAACGGTTATGAGCTTCATCTAACCCTAATGTTTTATAGTTTTTATCAACGTCTTTCAGATTTAAATATTTACCATTTCTTAAGGGTTCCATTTCTAACAATGAATTTATTTTATTAATCTTAGATTGTGGTAATTCGTCGACATTCAAAATATCAGCAGCAACATCATGTAATGGATCTAATTCACCTGTGTTAAAATAACTTTTTATAGTTTTCTGCAATACACTCATATCTTCAGGAGCTATTTCACCTGGTTTATTAGATAATATCTTTGATATTTCATCACTCAATTCATTTCCACGTTTTTGAGATGGGAATATACTTGTTTTGCCTTCTGTAGACATTAATTCTTCTTTCGGTATTAGAGCTTCGCCTTCCGCGCTATTTCTGGCAAAAGACATCCTTTTACTTAGTTCTTTAATATTTTCAATATCTGTTGGTAATGATTCGTTTTTGGGAACACTTAATAAATGTCTTAAAAATTCTTCTGATGCCTTTCCAGGACGTAACCAATCAATCACTTTTTTTGCGAGATTAAAAACTCCTGGTATTGCTTGCATGACTTTTCCCCCAGCATATGTGAGGGTTGAATTTTTTAATGCCTCTTTTAATCTTTCTCCTTCAGGAACTTGCGTTGCACTATATAAACCCATAGATGCTGCTTGACCAGGTAATGAAGTGCCACCAGATAACATTGCAGGTGCATACTGGCCGGATGTGACTAGTGCCTGATTAGGATTTTTTGATGATAATACGCTGCTTAAGTCTACCGGATTTTTGTCTGTCAAACCTAATTCTTCTCTAATATTAACTTTAGGCGCATTTCCTCCAGTCAAAAGACTAGCTAATTGTTGCCCACCTTCACCTAATAGAGCTGCAATATTTTGTGAACCTCTCATTAATCCCGCACCAAGATCTTGTATATTTGATATTGGATTTCTATCAATACCAAAGTTAACTCTTAATCTTTTTAATTGTTCGTCATGTTTTAATTTTTGTTCATCACTAGACTTTGTTTCTTTATTAGATAATATTACTTTTCTTCTTTCTAATTCTTTTCTAGCCATTTCAGGAGTAATTTCTTCTGCATCAGTAATATTATCCATTAGCTATTTTCCTTAATTCATCATCAGAAAGATCTCTCACGTCACGTTTTATATAACCACCAGTTAATCTTTTAAGGCCAAATTGTTTTCTATAAGTACCTTTTACATTTGGCTCGGCAGCAGAAATTATTGAATCTGAAACATCTTGTAAAGTTGAAATCTGCCTATTAAATACTTTTACAGCAGATTTTGGATCTAAATCTTTACTTGTTAATGCATCAGCTAGACTATGTAATTCCTCTCTCTGTGTATCACTTGATGATAATTTTTCCATCATTTTAACTTGATTAGCTAAGTTAGGAATAAATGATGTTTCAAACCATTTTACATTTTCATAATCTTCTGGTGTTTCATAGGAATTTGCATCCAACCATTTTTTTGCATTTCCTATTCTTCCAGAATATTTATTTATAGTTTTTAATGATTGATTATATTTATCTTTATTTGTTCCTAACCAACTTTCAAATCCTACTGCTGCATCAGCTCTAGCGTTCATTTGTGTTGTAACAGCTTTTCTGTTAGATTGATGTTCCAAACTATTTTTAAGTTTTTCTGTATCATCAAGAAGTTTTGGCTGTTCATTTGGAATATCTGTTGGTTGATTAGATTGTGCTTGTTGTCCTGAATTAAGAGTAGGAATATTATTTTGAGGTTGATGTTCTTGTCCTAATTGAGAAATAGAAGAATTATTTTGTTGAGAATTATTCATAAACTGTGGAAAATATTTCTGAATAGCTGCTTGTAATGGATCAGATTTTTGTATATTACTTTGTTGGGCAAATGTAGTAAGCATCTGATTATAATCATCAGGATGCTGAGATATCCATAAATTACGACTAGATGCATCCATACTATTTAAAGCGCTATGTAGTTGATAAGCTTGTCCAAATCTACTGTTTTGCCTTTGCGCATTAGAAGCTTCTACTAAATTTTTTAATGGTATAAATTCAGTTTCTTTGTTGAGCTTATTTGTATTTGCCTGAGCGGATGCAGTATCAGCTTGTGATTTAGCAATATCAGCTTTCGCTTTTTGAGGATAAAAATAACTCTGTAATATAGACTGTGCAAGATCAGAGCCTTGCTTTAAACCAGCACCAAACGGAAAAGCTTGTTCATTTGTAAGATATGGGAAATCAGGTAATTGTAATGCCATTATTATCTCCCTTAGTAACCACCATTATAATATCTACTGTAATCTGCAGGTTGTGTATATGAATTACCATTTCCAGTTAAACCACCAAATAATTTTTTTCCCATCATTGCTCCAAAAGGACCTCCTAGAGCTCCTCCGGCTGCATTTCCTGCAGCAGATATTAACCCACCCCATAATTGCTGCTGTCGTTGTTGTTTGGCTAATTCATCTGTAAATGCTAATTTGCCTTGTGTACCGTAAAGTGATCCGATATCTTCACCTAAATTTTTACCCATTTCAGCTCCAGTTCCATAGATACCAAGAGCATTTTGCAACCAGTTGTTATAATCCTGATTAGCCAATCCGGTTGCAACTTGCATGGAATTTTGTTGCGCAGCTGGCGTTCCTGCCATTCCACCTGCTGCTGCAGAACGATTAGATGCACCTAATGCTTGTTGGAGTGCAAATTGAAAGCCAGGAGATTGCTGATATCCTTGACCGATTTGATTCAATGTTTGGCCAGGTTGCAAACCACCTTGAAAATACGGTTCCATGTATTTTTTTAATTCATCTGGTATTTGATCGAAATATTTGTTAGCTGCTTTAGCAGGGTCTTCGCCACCACCGAATAAATCATTCCAAAATCCCATAATTAAATCCTTTTACTTAATTAAACTACCGTCCAAACGGAAGTCCCTGTTGAACCACTAGTCGTGCAAATATATAGCACTTTATTAGTTATATCATAGCAAAACCAGTATAATACGCCAGCTACACTACCATTCGGGTCGCCGGCATTAAGTAACATTACATTCATGATAAGCCATTGAGCAGACAGGACATTTGGCGGTGCAGAATTATCATAAGTAATAATGAATTGCTTAGGTAACCTGTTGGTAGAATCGAATATTGTTTGACCACTTATATCAGGAACATTTCCTGGTAATGGCGACCCAATATAAGCTGTATAAATGCCTTGAATCGTATTTTGTTGATCCTGGGTCAATGGTGGAAAGACAATGCCTTCATTCTTATAGTTTTTCTGCAGTGCTTGGAATAACGCATTCAGTTGTAACGACCATGTTGTTGTAAAATTTCCTTTTTTATCGATAGCAGGTGATTCGCGTGGATAATCAGGAAATATAGATTGTGCAATAGTAGGTTGTGTCATTGTCTTATATTTACAACTCCATCTGTCACTACAAACCGACCAAAAGACCAGAATTTAAATTGACATACTAAATCATTTACAATACCCGCTTGCCACCACATTAAGCGATTCTTTCTGATGCCAATAGGCGGAAGAACATATGCAAAATCACTACCAAATGTTGCGCCACCATCAGTAGATATAGACAGATCAACTCTAGGCACAGAATTTGGGCCAATCCCTGTAGATGCTTCTTGCTGCAATATTAAAAAATTACTATCTTGTGTTATTATAAAATTACTATCTTGCGTAATTAAAAATATTGATCCTAAGTTTTGTTGATAATAATCTGTCTCTCCTGATTCAATAGTAAATCCAATATCATTTGCAATAAAATATTCTTGCGATGGCATCCTAATATTTTGGCATGTTCTTATTCTTGGTATTTCAAATGTTACAATATTATTATCTTTATCTACTGTTTGATAATCAGTAAAGATAGTATCAAATGCATATAAGTTACCATCATTTTTAGTAACGAAATAATATTGATTGTTAAAAAATGCTACAGTTGCTGCAATAAAATAATTTAAATTTTGGTCACATGCATGATATATTTTTTGTGTACTGAAATCATAGAACAAGGATAAATTGTCAGTATAGAAATTTAAGTGATAAATCAAATGCCCATCTTGTCTATACAGAAATCCTTGTGAGTCAGCTGGTTCTGTTAATTGGGAAAATACATAATCAAAGCCATCTGTTGTAATCTTAGTAGGAGGGCCACCATCTGTATACATCACAATAGGCCCGCTCTTTTCATTTTGAGCAAGCCAAACGACCATTTCATCCATATATGCTATCGTTGCTGGATTTAAACATCCATAATCTATACTAAAATTATTAGTGCGTTGATAAGGAAATAATTGTGCACCTGTATCATACCAAGATTCAGTCACTGTCGATCCCATAACTAAAACCATATTTCCTTTAGATGGAAATCTTACAACAGCTTGAACATTATCAGCTTTTGTTTCTAACGCACCAACGTTTGGACTTTCATCAGGCCAACTTAACCCATCATTGTTACCAGAAAGACGCCATATATTAGTACCCATAGAAGCAGCAATAAAGTAAGTATCATGAAACGTAATATAGCCTGGGACAAAGTCAATGGTTGCTGTTTGGAAATTAGGCGATAGAGTCGTGTCATAAACATAAATAGCAGTCCCATCAGAAATAGCAATTTGAGGTTTATTGTTTTCTGCGATATATACCACGCCAACTGAAGTTTGCAGTGTACCAATTAATGAAACTTGCTGATCAAAATTCATTTGGTTATCCTGATCATAAAACAAGTTAACCAAATAAACATTGGAATTAATAACAACGACCATTCGTCCTAACTTAGTACTTGCATAAATCCCTCTTCCCTCTGTGCCATTTCCAAGCATTGATGAAAGAACTGCCAATTGATATCCTGCGTATGGAACTAGAAAATTATCAGAAATAAACATGTTATATGTTTTTTCTATAGATATTTTTGGATAACGACCGAATACACTTGAGCCAACTATGTTGAGTGGGATTTGTTTAAAGTTAGGGCCTCTTGATATCATCCTTGAACCATCCTTGGTTTAGGTAAATATTATAACATATTAATACCAATGAAATCCTTTAGCCATCAATCCTACGATAGCCAACATCATACCGAGTAGCCATCTAAAATCTGATTTCATGTCTTTTCTAATTTCTTTCACTTCATACATTAAATCATTAGTTGTTTTATCTAATCGTTCGATGCTTGATTCTACTCTGGTCATTCTTTGCTCATAAAGAAGATCATATTTGGTTATTATTAATTTTTCATTTTCAGTCATTGACATTCTCCGAGGTATTTCCATCCTTGTTATTACGTTGATGTTTTTTACGTACCAAGCCAAGCTAGTTGAAGGGACTAGTTTTTCGGATGGCCATCCTAGGCTTGGCTTTAACTAGATAAAGAATAACTTGTTTTAGGAGTTCTATCGATTCTTTAGAGTAGCCTATCAATACATTTATTGTTAGAGTGAGTATATTATAACTTATAAATTAAATCCGAAACTAATAAAAATATTGTTATTAATCATTAACTTGGCCGCCAACCCCTGCCAAGGTTGACGTCCCCGTAATTGAAGCCTGCATTTTGATCAGCAGCAAGAACAGTCGTTTTTATCATCGATAAATCGGGAGGACTCATATACATTAACTTTCTTCGTAATGAGATTAATATTTTTTCAGATTCAGGATTAAATAAGACGCCATATTCTGAGCACATGTATTGAGCTAATGCATATCTTAGATACTCAATATAGGATGTGTCATAACCTTGATTAGCTGTTTGAATGAAAGTATAAGGAACGGTTTCAGAAACATTTATCAAATCAGTTTGTAATTCAACATCTACTAAGAACAGTTTTACCATCATCTTCAGAAAATAATTACTTTCTGGCAGGAAGTATAATGATAATGTTCCACCGCCTTGACCTCTATTGTAATTCCAGTCAAATGGAAGTGATGCGATATTATCGACACGAGCTGATCCAAAATAGTTTCTTCTCGTAATCGTATCCATAGGATATCTAACAACATCTATATTGAATGTCAATGATTCGATAGCTGCTATATAAGGAAGATCGTAATATTCTTGTCCAGCAATTGAATTCATACCGATGTAAGTCCAATAAGGAATTAAATCAGTCTCAATTTGTTTGTAATCAAGAAGAGCATTAAGCAGCATTAATCCATTAGTAATTTGGTCGCCCGTCGGAACTTGCAAATTACGGGCGACTATTCCTGAAAGATACCAAGAGCGCGTTATTAACTGTTGTGCAGTGTAAGACATAGCACGCTCTCCTCATAAGATTACGGGACATAGCTAGTTGGAATGTAGCTATAGCCTGCAACTAATACATTTACTGAATCGCTAGAAGATGAAACTTTATAGTCAATACCTGCATGGCTTGAACCATTCACTCCAGCAATCACTTGAACATATTGAGTCTGTGCAATACCCGCAGCTACACCAGTTATTGTCACTAAACCTGCAGTCTGTGGCGTACCTTCGTTATCCGGTCTGAATTGAACCGTATCGCCAATTGCAGCAGGCGTGAATACAACTTGCAGAAATACGATCACATCTCGCGCCGTTCCTGTTGGAACTGGAGTATTAAGGTCAATATCGGTGAAGGTCGTTGCTGATCCACCTGATAGAACTGAAACAGCAGGTGACAAATAATAGGCTCTTAAGTTCTTTGCATTTAAGGGATTTGTAGAAGAGGCTACAAACGTTGCAGATCCACTTGTTTCCACAAAACCAATCAATCGGTAAGAATCATAACCTTGTGGTATTAAAGGATAGGCATTGCTTGTTAGACTCAAAAGTCCTGCAACTTCATTATAGCCACGAGAATCACCAATCAAGTAGATGGCATAGTCCATCGTGTCAATTAGCGAACCAGAATCAAGACCATTAGCACCATTTACGGCGCTATTGATAAAGAGAGGTGGCATGAAGTTTTGGAATTGTAAGGCTGGATTGACAAAACCTTGTAGGTTTGGAAAACCAACTGGCATGTCGATATTATCCGATGAATCTCTTGCCTGACCTGGTGAAACTGCAATTACCGTAGTTGAGGCAACCGAGATATTCAATCCGCTAATGTATAGATAGGGAAGCGAATAAATCGGATCATTTTGAACTTGTACTGTGCCGCCTGATAACATGTTTAGATCTCCTAATCCGTTAAGTTAAAGGTGGCGATTTGGCCACCTTTGCCATTATTTAGCCTTGAGACAATGGAACTAAGAATCGCATGGAATATTCAGGAACAATCACTGAACCATGGACTTCGTCATAAATCATTCCAGTCTGGTTTTGACCGAACAGCGAACCGTAGGTAAGACGTAATGAAGCGCCCGTTTCTGGGTCATATTCATTAGCAGTATCGAACGGACTTTGTTCCGGTAATTGTGGCATTGCCATGAAAAGCGCATCACCACCCAATATTCCACCGCAACGATGAGATGGAAAGGTCAGCAATTGCATTCCAGCAGCAATTGGATTGTTGAGATCCTGATTCGCACCACCAGCCCAATTTAACGGTGGGTAAATATTGATCGTCACATCACCTGACGCATTCGCACCGGCATTAGCCGTCGCACGAAATTGTACGGGATTTGCTGAAGGTGCATGCCCAATGAATGTGAGGTAACGCATATTAGGTTGTCCCGATACACCATCCTTGAACTGGAAGACATCGCCAGCATAAACGGCATTTGCATCTGAATCAGTCGCACCACTCACAGTGATCTGAGTGACATTTTGACCAGTTGGGTCATTTGTACTAATTACTGTAAGTGTTTGACCATTAACGCCGGTGTCACCAGAAACATGGATTGGCATTAAGTTCGATTGATAGTAATGAACGAGCGGCGTACCAAAATCACCCACTTCCCAAGACATTGCGATTTCATCGTTACGTTGTGGGACGAATTGGTTCAAACCACTACCAACGATTGCCGGAATAACGGAATCTGGGAGATAAATTTTCATTCCTTCTGCCACGGAGCCATAGTTCTTAAAATACATTACAGCTTGAGCAAGTTGCTGATATGAAGTCAGCTGCGTAGAGCCATCTCCAAAGAATCGATAAGGCCCTGAGAAGGTGTTCTGAGTCCCATTCAATTGGCTGACAACAGCAGATGCCCAGTTAAGTGCTAGGTTTAATTCGATTAGATTGGCAAGTTCAGCAATAGCTGATTTTCCAAATACCCGCATGTAATCCTCTTCGCCTTTTTCTAAGTTGAAGATTCTTTGTTGCGCGGTAACTGCAAAGCTGGTGTTGTTTGATTGATCTGCAACGAGTTGCAACACACGTTGTACGGCTGGTTCAAAAGAGGCAACAAGACCTGCCACAGTCGTAAAACGAGGCGGCAAATCAAATGTGACGGTTGATCCAAGATTTGCTTGAATCTTGTCAAAATCTTTAAATTTGGTGTTTGCAGTCGATATGTGACAGCAAAGGTTTAATAACAGTCCAAGCGATGAGCGTTGATAAGTTTGTACTGTTTGCAAAATATTATTTGGAAATACAGCCATTTTAATCTCCTAACTATCAGTCGTTTAATAGTTCGGATAAATGGCGTCTGCTTAGACTTTGTACTTTTTCCTATAGTCGCCGACAGACATTACGCCGTTATCCGTTCCAGTGTTAGAAGGACGCAATTGACTTAATGGCTCATTAGGAACTCTAATATTTTTAGCATTAGCATTAGCTTTTAATGATGCTGCTAACCGCTGCGCCTGTCTTATAGCCGCTTGGGGTGATCGACTGGCTAGAGATTCAAGTGTTTCCATTTTGATCTCATCGTTAGCAAAGTGGTACAGAACATCATCAGCGTTTTCTACATATTGCGCTAAGAGCTGTACAACGTTTGGAAACTTAGCATACTCAATCACGCCCGTGACTTGATCAAAGTCCGGATACTTTTCCTTGCCAGATGAAATTTTATTTTTAAAGCCTTCAACAATCCTTTGTGCATTTTCGATCTCCGATTTGGAATGTGCTTCCTGCACCCATTGATCACGGAGTCTCTGTGCTTCTTCAGCAGCTATACGACGATAATCGTTTTCAGAAAGGTTGGCTTGGTTTGGCTGTAACTGAGCTGTTCCCGAACTCGTTTCGCCATACTTTTGCTCAGCATATCTAGGCTGTTCAGCCTGAATACGCTTATAACCTTCTACTGCTTCGTGCTTAGCACGTTTAACGATATCGTTTACGTCTGACTGCCTAAATGTCCTTTCATCTTGCGTTGTAACAGGCGCCGAAGGCGCTTCAGCTACTTGTGGTGTACTTTGCGGTACACTTTCAGTAACTTGGCTCGTTCCTGAGCTTTCAATCATGTGCAATCCTTAGCTATTAACCCCGCAACGGTTACGCCCTGCCTAACGAACAGGTCTCGTCTAGGATTTAGTAAACGCACTAGCTGCGTTGGCTATTGACCCCGCCATGGTGATTCCTCGCATATCGCGCGAGTCTCGATGGATAAATCCATATTTAGATCGTAAATTTAATTACCATATATTGCTAATTTGATTGTGGAAGAGTACGGTTAAATGAGGATAAAACGGATTTAATAGGTGTTTTTAAGGATAAGAACATGATCATCATGATGGGAAAGCAATATTTAACAGAAAAAGATTGTTCAAAACGCTATGGTTATTCTCGATCATGGTTTGAACAAAGAAGAGGTAAAGACCAACCCCCTTATTGCTTTAGATTGCTAGGAAAAGGAAAAGTGCTTTATCCATTATCTGAAACTGATAAATGGTTTGAAGAAAACTTGATCAAGAATATATAATAATATAACGATATGCATGGAGCTAGAAAAGATGGAAGTAGGCGGATAACCCATTTTACCGCCTATAAACTCAATGGGTGCCAATCGAAGAGCATCTGATGTTGCTACGATGTTAGGTCGTAAGCCTAGCTAGCGAAGCCGTGCTGCTTTAATGATGCAGTTGAATGGATCAGTAACAGCGGATACCCAGGTAGGTGTGAGTGAAATCCTCACCATGCATATCAATATGAGCAGCTATTGACCAGGGAGATGAAACAATAACCGCTCATATTTTTTAACTATTCAACTTTTTTAGACTCATCAAGCTTATTCAACCAAAACTGAATTTCTTGCTTTGCACCTTCTATTACATTGAAATTTGCAATAGATTGATGCGACATCTTTTCTAACTCTTTTAAACGTTCTTGAAATGAATCTTTATTCATAAAACCTCTAAAATACTGCAAAGCCGATAATTACGGTGCCATTTAAAGCTGCTGCTGCAACACCACTATTTTCAAGCGATATTGTTGCACTTCCTGCCGCAGGTGTTGCGATAATCGTAATACCTGGGGTGGTATTTGAGCCACCTTGAACCTGACATAGTAAAACAGAACTTGCAGCAATTTCACTGTTTGTTAAAGTAATGACATAAGCTGATCCACTTGCCGTCGTTAGTGAGGGAGTCGTCAATACCCCAGATTGTTGATTAACTGTAGCTGCACCTGCTGTGGTTGTCGCTGTGCCTTTTGCAAGGATGATTTCACTACCAGATGCCATTGTATTAACGGCATTATTGAGAAGCACATTAGCGCCACCGACAAATGAATTTAATGTAATTACTCCATTAGAAATGCTAGGAGTAAACACACCGTAAGTACCACTATTAGTTGCTGCGACATAACTATAGATGACCTCTAAAATATCTGTAGGCGATATAGGATTACCATCGAGATTAAACTGATTGAGATAACCAGCGGCCGTAATTGTTGAAAGGTTATCGCTTGA